GATGAGGAAAAGAAAAAGTTTTCAACATATCTAATGTTAAAGTATGGTGCTAATGTAGGTGGCGGAGTAGATCTACAGGCCTATTATTTAATAGCTACAAATAAACGTGTTAACAAGTACTTCTTTGATATTAATCGCCATACTAAACTACAATGGTTATGCTGTACCACAGTGTCACCTGGCATGGGCAATCAATTTCATTACTGGTTAAAGACAAAGAAAAAAGAGGGGGATAACAAAAGCCAGAAGTTTTTGGCTAAACTGTATCCTAATATGAAACAAGACGAGATAGACTTATTAGCAAAAATCAATGGTAAACGAGATCTTAGAGACATGGCGAAAGAACTCGGATATGATGACAAATCAATCAAAGCCGAGTTATAAGTGTAAGTACTGTGAAAAATCATTCCGCAGGGAAAGCACCCTTGCGGCGCACATGTGCGAACAAAAACGCAGACAACAACAAGAAAAAGAAGTAGGTGTACAAATGGGTATGCAGGCTTACTTACGCTTCTATGAACTTACACAAGGTTCTGCTAAAATGAAAACGTATCAGGACTTTGCTAAAAGTCCGTACTATATGGCTTTTATTAAATTTGGCAGACACATTATCGATATTCGTGCAGTTAATCCTAAAATGTTTATTGAATGGGTTATTAAAGAAAATAAAAAATTAGATCATTGGTGCAAGGAATCTGTGTATGCAGAGTATCTTGCAACATATATTCGTAAAGAAGCAGTACAAGATGCACTAGAACGTGCTTTAACTGAAATGCAGGAGTATGTAGATGAAACATCCGATGGAGTGGCCGGACTCCGTGATTATTTTCGCTATGGTTCCACTAACCGTATTATACATCATATATCTAATGGCCGCGTTAGTCCTTGGATCGTTTTTAATTGTGATAGTGGGGTTGAGTTTCTTGATAGACTTAATGATGAACAAGTTGCGATTATACTTCCAACAATAGATCCAGAGTATTGGCAACGTAAGTTTATAGACTATATGGCAGACACTGAGTGGGTCAAAAAGATATTGAAAGAGGCAGGACTATGACAGTAAAGTTCAAGTCAGACATTGATATTGACTTTGCAGATAGAGATCAAGCACTAGCATTGTTTGATACTATACCAGCAAGTATTATGCGTGACGGTGAACTAGTCAAACATAACACTGGTGTGTATGCTACAGAAATACCACAAGATCCATTTACAGGTTGGGCCAGTATTGATCATAAAGTAGCAGAAGACAGAGGATATCAAAAACTAGATTTACTCAACGTAAATGTTTATAAGAGTGTTAGAGATGAGCAACATCTTGTTGAGCTTATGCGTGAACCAGATTGGACTAAACTATATGATCCAAAAGTATGCGAACAATTAATACACGTCAACAATCACTATGATACTATGTTGAAGATGCCAGAACCAATTGATTCAATTCCAAGACTGGCTATGTTTCTTAGTGTGATACGTCCAGCAAAAAGACATCTAATAGGCAAGACATGGCAAGAAGTCGCAGAAGATGTTTGGATTAAACCTAAAGATGAAAGTTATTATTTTAAACAGGCACACGCAGTTTCCTACGCACAGTTAGTTGTTGTTAATTTGAATTTACTTTGCGAACAAGAGTTATCGAACGACGCTTAGAACGTTTCTGTGCTATCTCTTTAAGACTGACATAAGGACCATGTATAATTTCTACGTCCTTTGAATTAAATGTTTTTAATATGGCCTTAAAAGGCATCCAGTCTTTCTTTAAGAATACATTAATTGGAATTAGTCTATTAGATTCCCACCACCATTGATCTGCTAGTTCTAGGTATAGTTCTTTATCTTTTTTATCTTTAATTGTACTGAAATCGTAGACTGTGGTAATTACTTCATCAGAGTTTTGAATTATTCCTATGTATTCATTACCGCCATATGTGAGGTAACTTAAAAATGGATATTGATCAAGTAGCTGTTTAACTTTATCGTTCATTGAATAAATATTGTAAAGGATTCTTTAATGTCAGTAATTACAAGTTATTTATATGATAATAAAATCACTGTCCAAAAATTGGACAATGATGATACAATTAAAACAAGGTGGCGAATCGTGTATAATAGAGCTGTGGACGTTTATAGGGGTACTGATAACCTAGTCAAAATTGAATTTAAAAATCAGGATCAGAAACCAGCAAACATTTCTGGGCATACAATTACAGGTTATGTAATTGAATCTATATACCCAACACAGGCAAATGCTAATGTAGTTGCTAATGTCAGTGTTAGTGTTAGCAACGCATCAATTGGTACAGCTACAGTTACATTTACAGAAGAATTTTTGGCCAACTTGGATCAGAACAAATACAAACTGGCATTCAAATCAGTTACAGTCAGTTCAGAAGGACCATTGTATGCAGATGACAACTATGGTATCTATACTGAATTGAATATCAGACCAGGTTTCTAACCAAAAATCATTTGATCTTTTCCTAAAAAGAGCGTATAATAAAATATATGCTGAATACCGTACAAGATTTTGTAAAGTCAATCTTACCTACAAAAAAGAAAACAAGTCCCAGTGGTTGGACATCATTTAATGCTGTCTGCTGTGAACACAATGGCGAAACACCTGACAGACGTGGTAGGGGTGGCATAGCAAATAATCCAGATGGCTCAATATCATATCATTGCTTTAACTGTAACTTCAAAACTAGTTATCAACCAGGTAGACATTTAACTTATAAGTTTAGAAAATTAATGTCCTGGTTTGGGGTTGATGAACTAGAAATAAAAAGACTAGTGATTGAAGCAATACGTATTAAAGATCTAGTTGCGCCTGAAGAAGAAGTTAAAGAAGAAGAACCTGTAAACTTTAAACCATACAGCCTACCAAAAGATTCGCAAGAGTTTAAACAGTTAGACAAAGCACATCCAGCATTAGAATATGTTTATGATCGTAAGATAGACATACAAGACTATGACTTTTATGTAACAGATGATGAATCCAACAACATGCACAAGCGAGTTATTATTCCTTGCTATTGGAAACGAGACTTAATTGGATACGTAGGCAGAGCAGTAGATCCAAAAGTAAAACCAAAGTATTGGAACAAGTTTGATAAAGGTTATGTGTTTAATGTTAACAAACAACAACACGATTGGAAGTTTGTTATTGTGTGTGAAGGTCCTTTTGATGCTATGGCTATTGATGGTGTTGCTGTTATGCACAATGAAGTCAGTGAGCAACAAGCAGACATAATTGACAGTTTAGGCAGAGAAGTTATTGTAGTAGCAGACAGAGATTCAGCAGGTAGTAAACTGTTAAAGGATGCACAAGAATATGGGTGGACAGCAAGTTTTCCAGTGTGGCAAGAAACATGTAAAGATATCAACGAAGCAGTACAACAATACGGCAAACTGTTTGTGTTAAAATCAATAATAGATGCTAAAGAAACGAGCAAACTCAAGATTGAGATAATGCGTAAAAAAATGTATAATTATTAATATGCTATTTACTTTTGTTGGGTGTTCATTTACAGTTGGTGTGGGATTAGATCATGAAAAAGATGATTCTGCGAATTATACAAATATAGTAGCTAAAAAATACAATGCAGAGGTTAATAATTTATCCATTGGAGGTAACAGCAACTATAATATTTTTATTACAGCATTAAATGAAATACTATTTAATGCACCAGACAAAATATTTGTTCAATGGAGTGCGTTGAATAGATTATGGGTGTATCCAGGACCCGATACACAATTAGCATTGTCACATACTATTAAAGAAGATTATAATTATCGTGACATATACTATTCAAAAAAGCAATTACAAGAACTCACCAATGCTTATCATATATTAAATCATGACTCTGAGAGGTTGCTTAATTTGATAAATTATTGTAATATATTAACTAGGATCAATAATTGTCATAAGATCAATAATTGTCAAATAATTTTTATAAATGGATTAGTACCGTGGACTGAAGAAATTTCTGATAAAAATACTGCAACAAATTTTTCAGATAATCTGAGTGAGTATTCAAAAGAGATTTTAGAATTTGATACCAGAAATGATGATGAATTAAATAAATTCTTTAATAAATTAAACGTTGCAGTTACAAGTTTAGACAACAGATATTGGGTTAATATGTTTAACTCATTACAAAATCAGGCTGTTGATGTAGGAAATGACAACCTACATCCCGGTATCGAAAGTCACCATCGGTATGCGGATATGATAATTAAGTATATAGAAG